CGCTCCCTGACGGCACGATCAAAGCCGTGACCGAGCAAGAGGCCGAGGCGGTTTCTACCATTAAGGCCGTTGCAAAGCTGCACGCTGACGGTGTCAGGCCCGACGAAATTGCTCTGGCGCTGTCGATCAGCCGCTACAAAGTCGACAAGGCCCTCAGGGATCCTAGAATGCGGCTGGCTGTGGCCCGAATCCAAGCGGAACGCGCTGGCGAAGTGGCCGTAACGGAACAAATCGCCGCTGCACAGGCGGAATACCGGCTCGCCCGCGCCTGGGAAGTGCTCGACATGGAACTCGAATCCAAAGACCCGTGGATTCGGCACCAGGCCGCTCTGGCCATAATCGCAGCGGCCAATCGTGCAGCGGAAACGGCCAGTCAGCAGCAGCTCATAATTGCTCCGGAATTGGCATTCGACGATCAAGATTTGCAGGACAAAGATGAAGACAGTGCATTTCCGCCTGAATTGACTGTAATTGATTCAGAAGTTGACGATGATGCCCCGATTTAATGCAGAAACAGCCCCAAAGTATGCGCGAAACAGTTCTTTCGCGAATAGTTTTGCAATTCCGTTGTAATTCCAACACGATCCGGCCCGCTGTGGGCTGGGTGCGGGTGGGGCTGGGCATAGGCCGGGCGCTCGTCATGGCGATGCTTCCCTCCCTCCATGCACGCGCCCCCGTGCTCGCGGACCCCCGGGGGGAGGGCGCAATTACCCCCCTTTCGCCCGCCCCCGCACTTCCCCGCAGAAGATGAGACGCATCCAAATCCCCCTGCCCCACCCGGGTAGGGGCAAAGTAGGGAAGTTACGGGCTGGAGCGGAATGGTTTCGGAATTTTTTTGAAGGGGTGGCAGAGCAAAAATGATTGACTGATTTGTCTGTTTTTCTGCTATCTGCCGACAGATATGCGGGACAACGCTGTTCTGGTTGTGAATGATTGGTTTCCCTGCCGTTACGCGAATGCGCGCAACGCAGCGGAGTTTAAAACCCGATGAAGCGCGTGCTGCTCCGGTGGAGTACGCGTCGAGGGCCCTGAAAGGTTATCGCTGATCCTGTACCGGATAGCGCGAGCGAAAGAGAAAGCGAATTTGCGCGGCACGAGGGCGGAACAGGCAGCCGCCGCACCTGGCAACAGGTCGTAAAGAGATGCAGGGTACGCCGTCCTGCCGCCGCGCCTTTGATTCATCTCCTTCCGTGTCAGACCGCCTAACTACAAATGGAGGACGCAATATTGACAGGCGACATGGTGCCGATTGTCCGTGAGTTTCCTGCGAGACAGGACATAACGATCTATCCGGTATATGACCTGCACCTGGGCGCAGCGGAGTTCATGGAATCTGAATGGGCAATGTTCAAGAAGCGCGTACTGGAAGAAAAAAACAGCTATCTCGTGCTTGGCGGCGACCTAATCAACAACGGCACCAAGAGCAGCGTGACCAATGTGTATGCCGAAACGATGCGGCCCCGTGAGCAGAAGAAGCGGCTCTGTGAAGAACTGGAACCGCTCCGCGACCGGATCATCTGCATTACGGGCGGCAATCACGAACGCAGAACGGCGCGGGAATGTGACCAGAACCCGATGTACGATGTGGCCTGCAAGCTGGACTTAGAGGACTTGTACCGGGAAAACGGCTGTTTTGTGGCGCTGCGGTTTGGTCGTAAGGAAGGCTGTGGCATCAACAATCCAACTTACAGGCTTGCGGCCTTGCATGGAGCAGGCGGCGGCATGTACATCGGCTCCGGCGCAAATCGCGGTGAGCGGTTCGGCGCGGTGATTGATGGGCTGGACGTACTGATTACGGGACACACCCATAAGCCCATGACCTTCCCTGCCTGCAAGCTCGTGTTTGATACTCAGAACAACCGCGTCACTCAAAAGCAGTTTCGGGTGGTTGTGGCTACGTCCTGGCTCGGCTATGGCGACTACGCGATGCAGGGCATGATGACGCCTACTGCTCATTGTATATCCTGCATTCATCTGAAGGGCGACCGCAAGGAAATCAGGGTGACGATGTAAATTGCTCTCCTTCTATGAATCGTTCCCGGAACGCCTCTCGACGAAGCGCACCATTCCGGGCCTTATCAGATTGGTGCCGGGTCGCTCCCGGAGGTTGGATAAAGGGGATCAGCACGGGGTGGTAGCTGGTCAGGGGGTGCTTGTTGTTGAGCAGGGCACACAGACATGGCGAGGCGGGGGCCGTGTCATCGCGAAAGACAGCGCCTTGAAAGGAACGCGTAACAAGTGGACAGCATCTACTTAAACTACAAGCCGACCAGCAAGCAGCTGATGTTCCACAAATCACAGGCTGACATTGTGCTGTATGGCGGCGCAGCGGGTGGTGGCAAATCAAAGGCTTGCGTGATGGATGCGTTCCTGCGCTGCGTAAAACACCCAAACACACACGCTTACTTGTTTAGGCGGTCTTATCCGGAGCTTAAAGACACGTTGATCCTTGAAGCGAACCGCTCCATTCCGCGCGAGATTGGCAGATACAAGACCGGAGCGCACGACATGGTTTTGACCAACGGCAGCGTACTGCATTTCAGACATTGCCTCCGTGAAGCAGACCGGTTCATCTACGCTGGCGCTGAAATCCACTGGCTGTACATCGACGAGCTGACGACGTTCTCTAAAGTGATCTTCGACTTCCTGCGCACAAGGCTCCGTGCACACACCGGCCTCAGCATTAAGCCGGTCGTCCGATGCACATCAAACCCGGGCGGTGTCGGTCATGCATGGGTCAAGCAGATGTTCGTGGACAGCGCGAAGCCGTATGAGATGCACGAGATGGAAGTGCATTCAGAAACGCTTGGCGAGAAGCAGATCAGGCGGATTCAGTACATACCGGCTCTGGCGACAGACAACCCGTTCATCTCGAAGGAATACATCTTCGAGTTGGAGCAGAAGCCGGACGCGCTGCGCCGCGCACTGTTGAACGGCGATTGGGATGCGTTTGAAGGTCAGGCCTTCCCTGAGTTTACAGACAACCCCGAAGGCTACCTGACAGGCGTTAAAACGCACGTTATCGAGCCGTTTGAGATTCCTTCGTGGTGGCCTCGGATGCGGTCGTTCGACCACGGATATTCCAGGCCGTTCTCGGTTGGCTGGTGGGCGACCGGTCCGGACGGGCGGCTGTACCGCTACAAGGAGTGGTACGGATGCGTCCCGGGCGAATCCGATGTTGGCTTAAAGCTCGATCCGCATGAGATAGCCCGCGGCATTTGGGAGCGCGAAGCAGAGGAACGGGCACAAGGCATCTCGGTTTTCGGAGTTTGTGACCCTTCCCTGGATGATCGTTCCCGCGGTCCGTCCATCATGGATCAGATGGCTGAGGAAGGCATCTACTTCTCGAAGGGCGACAACCAGCGTCTTGCCGGGAAGATGCAGATGCACTACCGGCTGCGGTTCAGACAGGACGGAAAACCGATGATGTATGCGTTCACCAACTGCAAGGACTTCATACGGCTCATCCCGACACTTAGCTACGACGAAATCCGCGTTGAGGACGTAAACACCAAGAGCGAAGATCACATTTACGACGAAACGCGCTATCGCTTAATGGAATCGCCGCTCGTCCCTGTCGAGCCAGTCCAGCACAGGAAGCGTCAATGGAATCCACTGGAGGATTAGAATGAGCGATTACAATGGATTCGGCATCGTTCCGGAGTTAGTGAACGAAACACAACGCGGAGAACAGCCGCTTTCGGAAGAAAAGAAGGCGTTTGTGCGCTCAATCTATGACCTCTTTAATGCATTCAAAAACGGCAATACGCCGTATCTGCGCGAAATACAGATCGCCCGCGCTGTTCGCAGGCTGCGCGACCCAGAACTGAATGCTCCAAACGCGCCCAGACCGCATCCAGAACTGAACACGCTAAACAGCACTATGGACAATATGGTCGCTGACTACGTGGACAACATGCCGGAAGTGATTATCACCCCGGAAACGGTCGGGACCGAGCAGGTTTCGCGGCAGATGACGGACGTTCTGAGCTGGGTTTTCCATCACGCCGAGCTTAATGCGGTATGGAAACAGGCTGTTGAGGACGCGACTGTGACCGGAACCGGCGTTATCCAAGACCACTACGATCCGCTGATGGATGTGGGTGGCGTACAGGGTAATATCGGCCTTCTCTGCTGGCCGCCCGAAAGCTGGCTGCCCGATCCGCTCTATGAGGATTTTCAGCAGGGCCGCGCGGTTTTCAAGGTCTGCAAGCATCCGCTCAGCTATTTCGTGCAGCATTACCCGGATGTTGCGCCGTACATCAGCCCGGACGGGGATGAAAAGGTCGATTACCTCATGGATGGCGACAATCCGGTGGTTGAGCCGAGCTATGACGATCCGTCCGTCTGCCTCCTTGAAGTCTGGTACAAGCGATACGACGCCAAAACCGGCCGCTACGCTGTTCATATGGCAAAGGTGGCTGGAAACTGCCTGTTAGAGGACAGCCGCGACATGGACGGCATGGAAAACGGCGTGTACGCGCACGGTCAGTACCCATTCTCCGTGCTGCGGTGGAGCGCGCGCAAGGGCACGGCGTATGGCATGGGCATGTGCCACTACTATTCTGATACGCAGCGCATGATAAACCGGTTCATGGGCTATGTGGACGATAATATCCGCGAATCGTCCCGGTTTAAGATGATTGTTTCCGATCTTGCTGGCGTTGATATGAATGCGCTCACAAATTACTCTGAGCAAATCGTAAAGGCGACCGGACGCATTAGTGAAGAAACAATGAAATGGCAGCAGCCGCGACCGCTGAATACTCTGGCTCCTTCCATGATGGCCTCCCTGCAGGACATGATGAAGCAGGATTCCGGTCAGAACCAGTTTGCACGCGGCGAGGGCGGGCTTGGCGTTACGGCAGCGAGCGCGATAAACCTGCTCCAGAACGCAGGCGGCAAGATTTCGAGGCTTCACATCAACGATTTCCTCATTGATTTCAGACACATGTGTAATCGCGTCATCTCCATGATCGGACAGTTCTTCAAGGAGAAGCGCGTGTTTACGATCTACGGCGAACAGGGCGGCAGCGACATTCGGCAAGTCGAGTTTGACCGCGACGAAGTGTACGGTGACTTGGAACCGTACCGCAATCCAGCCTTTACCGTCCGCGTCATGCCGCAGCGTTCCAGCCCGGATCAGATTGAATCGTTCAATCAGAAGGTGCTTCGGATGGTTGAGCTTTCTAACAACTCCAACAATCCAATACCGCCTGTTGTGGTTGCGAAGATGCTGCAAATGACCGGCAAGGAACAGATCATACCGATTCTGGAAGAAGCCGATGCACAGCGTCAGATGCTGGAGCAAATGCAGCAGATCATCCAGCAGATGCAGCAGCAGCTTGAAGCGGTCGTGGGAGAGAACCAGCAGCTGAAACAGGGCCTTGAAGCGGCTATGCAGGAGATACAACAGAAGCAGCAGATGATGGCTGCGATTGGCAATCAGATGGCGGGCGGGCAGATTACTGCACCTTCCATGCCAGCATAACGGGCGTGTAAGCGGGCTGACCCGCTTCATGATAGGAGGACCCCCATAATGGCCGAAATCAACGAACCCATCAATGCAGCGACAGAACCTACCGAAACTGTTCCGATGGAACTCGACCAGCCGGACGAACAGGATGAGGTGTCGCTTGCGGAGCTTCTCGGTGAGGAAGCCCCTGCGGAACCTGTCGGCGAACAGCAATCGGGCGAGACGGTAGCGCAGGCTGCCGAAGCGGGTGCCGCCAACCCGCAGCCGACAGAGAAGAAGCAGGAAAAGCTCCTCACTCAGGCCGACTTCGACCGGGTTTTCGGCGAGCGTGCCGCTGGACTGCGCAGACAGTGGGAGCGCGAACATGCTGAGGACTTGGCAGTAGCGAAGATGATTCGGCATCGGTACCAGGGAAAGAGCCTTGCCGAGATTGAGGACGCCTTGATCGCGGACGAGGCAAAGGCTTTGGCGCTCGATGCTGGATACTCGGATGAAGAAGCACTGCAGAAGGTTCGAGCTAGGCATGCCTATGAACGGAAGTCTGGCGACGATGTTGACCCTGTGCTCCTTGCGAACATGGCAAAACAGATGGATGAATTCCAGGCCAGATACGGATACGACCTGCAGGCTGAAATCGAAGCCGACCAGAGCCTTCTGGATGTAGTCGGTGACGATGGCGACCTGAAAGATGTGATGATTGCCGTACTGGCAAAGAAGGCCAAGAATCCCGCGACGAAGCCGGTCAACGCCCCGCCGCCGCAGCAACCCGTTCAAAAGGCGAATGTTCCGCGTGTCGAGCAAGGCGGCCCTGCGCCAAGCGCACAGTCAGCCCGCTCCTTGACCGATGCGGACATTGACCGCATTGACGAGCAGCTGCACAGAGGCCGATACGTGCGTGTCTGACAGCTGCGCACAAAGGAGGCCAGCCTTAAATGGCTTTGAACCTGAATCTTACCACATCCAACACCCAGGGGGTAAACGATCTTTCCCCCACGATGAAAACCTACTACGACCGAAAGCTGCTCAAGGAGATGAAACCGAAACTTCTCCACACGCAGTTCGGTCAGAAGCGCCCGATTCCGAAGGGCAACGGCAAAAACATCGAGTTTCGCAAGTTCGAATCGCTCGGTGCCAACCTCAACGAGCTGTTGGAAGGCACGCCGCCCGACGGGCAGTACCTCAACATGACCTACAAGACCGCGACGGTCAAACAGTACGGCGGATACGTCGCCCTGTCCGACCTGATCCGGCTGACCGCACTCGACCCGGTTGTCAACGAATCCATCGAGATGCTTGCCGACCAGGCCGCGCTTACCATTGACACGCTTGTCCGTGAAGAGCTGACCGGCTCGTCTGACGCGACGAACGTCCTGTTCGCGGCGGGTGCGGAGCGCTCGGCCATCGCTGCTGCGAATGTGCTGACCACCACCCTGCTGCGCAAGGCGGTGCGCGCGCTCAAGAAAGCCCGCGCCCCGATGTTTAGTGGCGCTGGCGGCTCGTACTACATCGCCATCGTCGGCCCCGACACGACCTACGACCTGCAGAGCGACGAGAACTGGCTCGACAAGGCGAAGTACCAGGACAAGGAGCAGATGTACTCCGGCGAAATCGGCAAGATTTTCGGCGTGAAGATCATCGAGACCACGGAATCCAAGATTTTCGAGGCCGCTCCGTACATCCTCGCCGAAGGCACGAACATCAACGAGACTGTGACGCTGACTACCATCTCGTCCGATGCGTACCTGGCGGCTACGCCGTCCATCCAGGTAACGGCTACCGCTACGGAACTCGGTTCTGCGGGAATCGCCGCGCTTGCTAACAAGTACATCGTCATTGACGGCCAGCGCCGCAAGATCGTGTCCGCCGCGGCGCACTCGACCCCGGCGAACGGCACCATCCTGACCCTCGACGCTGCGCTTACTGGCAAGTCGAACAAGGATAATAGCCTGAACGGCATCACCATCTACCCGGCTGGCGGCGGCAGGGCTGCGAATCCGGTTGCGGCCACGCTGGTGCTCGGCAGGAATGCCTACGGTCTGGTTGACATTGACGGCAGCATGGCTGTCCAGAGCATCATCAAGCCCGCTGGCAGCGCCGGTACTGCTGACCCGCTCGACCAGCAGAGCACTGTCGGCTGGAAGGTGCCCGCGTTCACCTCCAAGATTCTCATGCCCGAGTGGCTCATTCGTATCGAGCACGGCATCTCTGCCTAACTGACTGTGGGGCGGCTGGTTACCGCTGGTCGCCCCCTTCCTTGAACGGAGGACAAACCACATGGCGAAGAAGGCAACCAACACCACGGAAGCGCCGATGATCGACAAGAAACACGTCACCGATTCCGACATTGATCTGATGATCCGCAAGATGGGCGACGCGGTTCGCAAGGAGCCGCGCATGACCGTATTCATTCACGCAGACCCCAGCATGGACGCGAGCGAGCCGCAGTTTGTCAGCATCAACGGCTATCCGTTCTGGATTCCGCGCGGCCGCGAAGTGAGCGTGCCGTACAGCGTATACACCGTCCTGCAACAGCAAGGCGTAGTCCGATAACGGAGGGCTGGGAGCATGACAGTCGATGAAATTAAGGAGCTTGTCCTGCTCCAGTTGGGTGAGGACCCGGAAGATGTAGAGGAATTCGACACGCTGCTGGACGCTTACATGAACCAGGCATATGTGCTGCTCATGGATAAGCGGAAAAGCGGCATGACAGCCGACGTTGAGCCGCTATCGGACGATACGATTACCGACCTCCCTGCTCGCGTTCACCCGGCTATCGCAGACTATGCGACGTACCGGATTCTCCAGAACGGGAACACGCAGAAGCAGGCCCGCGGACAAGCGTTCTACGCCAGCTTCGAAGAACAGAAGCTGCGGATGAAAAGCGAGCGCGACGAAGCCGCAGAAGCCGGAAACGGCGGGCATTGGAAGTTTACAGGACTTTGGGATTACTAAAGGGGAGTGCGCGTCATGGCTAGAAGGGTGTCAGTTGCAATAGCGCAATTTAAGGGCATCGACCAGTCCTATGGCGCGCACAATCTCAATCTCGACAAGGCGTACATGGCACACAACTGCGATACGTCCTATGGCGAGCTGAGGCCCTCCGCTGGATACCATCCTGTCTATCCTTCCTTGCCAGAAAAGATCGTGACGCTGTGCAGCTTCTATCGCCGCAATCATGAAGTGGAGAGAGAGCGCCGTGTCCTCGTTGCCGCCACAGAACACGAGCTGTACGCCATCTATGAGGGCTGCTCCGAATGGACGCTGCTCATGGAAGAACTTGAAAGCGGCGAATGGTCTTGGGTCACATACGAAGTGGTTCGTAATAACGATACCCCGGACGACCAGGAAGATGATTATGTCACGGATGTTCTGATCCTGTCCAACGACAAGGACGGCGTGGTGATCGTATACGGCGACACCCTTACTGCTGAAAAGAAAACAAACCTGCCCAAGTTCGCCAAGCTGGAGCGCCATGCAGAGCGCATCTGGGGCATAGGCGTTCCGGGCGAACCTGATAACTTGTACTACTCGCAGCCGTTCAACCCGCTGAATTGGGATCAGGTTTTTGACCCGGTTGATGGCACCACCGTCCTCCCTGAACAGTCCGGCGGCGTTATCCAATGGCCTACTTGGGACGGCGACAAGTTCATCGCAATCAAGCGGTTTTCTAATAACCTCCTTGCCATTAAGCAAAACTCGGCATTCTACGTTCGCGGCCTAACCGCTGGCGAATTTGCCATGATCGAAGCGTATGGCACCGACGGCATTATCGCTGGCGACACCATTGTCACGGACGGGGCGCTGGCGTTCTATCTGGCTAATGGCGGCCTGGGCGTATATGACGGCGATACAGCCAAGCTTCTCGACAACAATAGACTAATCAGCGTCTTTGCCAAAGTCGCTCCAGCAGCCTCACAAACGGCCTGTTCAACGATTTCTAAGCATGTTCTGTACATGACGCTGCCGCTGTACACCGGCGAGACCGAAAGCGTGACGCTGAACGGCATAACGGTCACGAAGCTGGTCGAGCCGACCCGGAACAACACGCTCATTGAGTACGACGTGCGGCGCGACACCTACATGGTGCGAAATGGAATCCAGGCTGATGCGCTGCACAACCACGGCGGGCGCATCCTGTTCACGAGCGGCAACGACCCGTACCAAGTCTTTGAGGTTACCGGCACGACATACGAGGATGATCCGATTCCGGTGCTGTGGCAGAGCGGATGGCAAGACCTCGGCGCAAAGAACGCGGTCAAGAGCGGATTTATCGTACACGTCACCGGCCTTCAATGCGACGATCCGTCCGGGCAGGAAATCGAGCTAAGTATTGAAACAGAGCGCAAGAAAAAGACCAAAACGATTAAAGTTACACCCACATTCAAAAAGACGCGTTTTTCGATCAGCAACAGCGGCAGACGGTTCCGGTTCGAGATCAAGGCGGATTCAAGGACTGACTGGCTTCTTGCAGGCGGCGTACAGATCGAGCTTGACGTGGACGAGGATTAAATCATGGCGCAGAACAGCGGACTGAAACAATCCTATACCTTCATGCGGATTAAGGCTCCTAAGCCCAACGAACCGGAGCTTGCTGCGTTTGCCCGGAAGGTTAATGAAAACTTTGAGGCCATAAGCACGAAGATTTATAACGGCATCGAATACAAGAACCTGCATTCGAGCGCCCAGACCGCTATTGACAACAAGGTCAAGCACGCTACTTGGCGCGTTGTAATCACGTGCAGCGGCGCGACCGAAACAGTTGGGCAGCAGACAGAGAACGTTACGCTTAACGCGGACGTGTTCGTGCTGGGCAAGCTGGCGACGAGCGCAATTGATGCTGCGCAGTTCAAATGGACGCGCGAGAGCGGCGATTCGGTAGCGGACGCGGCATGGAACACCGACCACACTTCCATGAAGTCCGTAACCATTCTGGCGGCAGACCGGATGAAGAACGCTCTATATACGTGTGAAGTGACCGATCCAAACTCGAGCGCGGTCGCGAGCGGCAGCATTTCTCTTAAAAACCAGACCGTCGAGGCGCGGTTCATCGCGTCCGACACGGTGTTCGGTCTTTTTCGGGCGTCGGATGGCGCGCCCATCGCGGTTGGCGGCGTGGACGCCAGCGGGTTGGGATATTTCGCAGCAAGTCAGTTGAGGGACGCCGCTGTAGCAAGTGATTTTGCTTGTAAGATAATTACAGACGTTGATGGACATGGGAATCAAGCGTATGGCCTTGATTTCACAACCAATAACGTCAGCATCGGGAAAGTGCTGTCCAGCATAACTCAAGGCGGTTCACCGAGCCAGATGCGTATTCTTGCCCGCAACGGAAGCGACCTCGTCATCCACGGGAATGTCGATGTATCCATTGGAGCGGCGCGGTGTCTGTCGCTGACATCAACTGACGCGCTGTCGATTGAGGGCATGGGCGTGTCGGTCGACCACAACGCCGGGGCCATGACGATCACAGGACACGTGCTCCCTGCGATCACGAACACCTACGCGCTGGGCTCAAAGTCGCGCAACCTGCGCTGGACGCGCCTTTATTGCGTACAGTCCCCGGATGTATCGTCTGATGCGCGGCTGAAAACGGACATTGAGGACATAGACGGCTCCTTGATTTACAAGCTGCGTCCGCGCAAGTTCCGAATGAAGGATGGCAGCGGCAAGCTACGGTTCGGGCTTATCGCGCAAGAAGTTAAAACGGTTCTGGACGAGCTGGGCATTGATGGTGCCGACCTGTACGGCGATGAGAATCCCGACAGTCTGTCGCTGGTCTATGAAGAACTGATAGCGCCGCTGATTGCGGCGGTGCAGGAACAGAAGTCCCGCATAGACGACCTTGAATCTCGACTGTCCGCGCTTGAAAACAGACTTCTCAACCAGTAACAGGGAGGACGCAGCATGGCTAAATTGGAAACTCTTGGAAGAAAGGTGGGATACATATGAAGGGGCACAGCGGCGAACACTCTGACGCTACCGCCCTCCGTGGGCAGAGAGGAAGGTACAGATGAAACTCATTGAAAAGCTGAGAGGAATCGCACAGGAAGCACAGCGAGACTTCCGGGAACTGGTCGACGAGGACGATTTCGAGCTTGTTCGCAACGCAGACGGCAAGATGGTTAATCCCAAGACGGGGAAGGCATACGAAGGAGGCGAAAAGGCGTGACCGTACTAAAGAAGGGCAGCAAGGGCAGCGAAGTGCTTAGGCTGCAGAAGATTCTGGGCATTACTGCAGACAGCAAGTTCGGTCCCAAGACCAAAGCGGCTGTTCAGAAATTCCAGAAGGATCATGGCCTTTACGCTGATGGCGTGGTTGGTACGCTTACATGGATGGCTCTCGACGGTACATTGAAGCCGTTCAAGCGCCCGCCGGACAATAAGCAGTACGACAGCCGGTGGGGCTCTAAGCCGTACACCAGCACCGGCAATAAGTCGCAGACCATCAAATCCTCCGGTTGCGGCCCCACTTCCATGTGCGACATCATCAACGCGTGGTTTGACAGCAAGGTCACGCCAGCCGATCTGTGTAAGATTGCGGTGCAGAAGGGCTATCGCACCGCCAACAGCGGCACATTGTGGAGTTTCTTCACACACATGGCAACGCGCTACCCATTCAAACGCTTCCTGTCCACCGCAGACCACGACAAGGCCGTCAAGGCTCTGGGCGAGGGCGCGTTGGTCATCGCCAGCATGGGTCCTGGCTACTGGACTAAGGGCGGACATTTCATCTGCTTGTGGAAGAATGACGGACGCTCCATGTTCGCTTGCGACCCGGCAAGCTCGACAAGGAAGTCGCAGGTAATGTCCAAGTTCAAAACGCAGCGGAAGCGGTACTTTATTTTCTGGAAGTAAAGGTGGCGCATTGGCATGTCCGACACAATCCTCGTCGCGGTTCTCGGTTGCATTGGGACGATCATCGGCTCAATCAGCGGCATCCTTGTCGCGAACAAGCTGGTCAACTGGCGGTTGCAGAGGCTGGAAGAAAAGGTGGACAAGCACAACCACCTCATTGAGCGCATGACGGTCGCGGAAAACGACATTAAGCACTTGTACAAGTGCGTACAGGCCAGGAACAATTAGGAGGACAAGGGAATGGTTCAGATCACGAAACGCGGCGGCTTCTATGAGAATGGCGTTATTGTAGAAGGCATTGTCCAGACCGAGAGCGAGCTGACAACCGCCGATGAATGTCTTGCCTGTGCGCCGGGCAGTCAGTTTACTGCGGATGACCTATCGTTTGTAGCGTTCAAGAAGATGGACGGATCGTGGAAGATCGTCGAAACCAGTCTGTGAGGTGCGAGTATGTTTGATCCAATCACAATTTCATTGCTGGAAAAGCAAAACAAGCTCGAGGCTAACGTTGCTTCGCAATTGGCCGAAATTACGCCGCTTTCAGGCACTTCCGCACCCACCACAAGCACGGTCGGAGTTGTCAAACAGTTATACATTAACACAGCGACAGGCGACGTGTATGTCTGTCGGGCAGCGGCGGCGGGCGTATATACGTGGGTAAGACAAGCATTGCAAGCGGACGTAGAGGAGCGCGCCAACATCCCTGTCTATAACGTGTCTGCGAAGCATCCAACCAGCGGTATAAACGGCACAAGGATATATACTCTTGCTACTGCCCTAGCCGTTGTCCCAGCCACGTATATTTATCATGCGCACGGCGGAAAGCGAATCATTTTCGCAGATACCAACGCTAGTTATCAGATGTGGGAGTTCGTGGGAAGCAACGTATATTCCGCAACTGATGTTAGGAACTGGCGACGAATTGACTCCGTGTTTGGCGCGCCAAAGTATCTGGATGTCCCTATAAGCAATTACGGCGCGTATTGGAGTTCCAACGGCGGAACCATTGCTGAAAGCGCACATGTGTGCGGGAGTGTAAATGTCGCGGCCTATGCCGGAAAGCGTATTAGGGTTCGAGCGGGCAGTTCTGGTACTGGTAATTATACCGCAAACTGTTATGTTAAGAATGTTGATAACTCTATCTCCCAAATCGTGCGCGGAACGTCCTTAGATGAAACTAACTGTTTTGATGTGATGCTCCCGGTAACGGCATCGGAGTTGCTTGTATCGTGGAAACCGCTTGCTTTTTCTGCGCCCCCGTTTGTATGTTATGATGCAGCATACAATGCGATCATCGCAGCACAGGACAGCATAAACACCAAGGACGCATACATTGGGCTAACCGCCAAGGCTACAGCAACAAAGACTGTTACATCGGACGACGGACATTCCATCGCGTTTCCGTTTAAAACTGGGTGCAAATATCGCGTGACACTTGACGTTTGCACATCAGAATCAATTCGTACATATCTCCATGTTCCGTCAGCAGATTCGTCCCCGTATCTTTCTACATCAATACCCGAGTATATATTCGTCGCAAACGATGATGCATCAACTATGACCACGTACATCGGCACTTATGGGGACACGTCATCGAATACAGTCACTATCAGTGTTGAATGTATCAGCATGATGACACGTATTACAACACTTGAAGGCACCGTGCAGACTAAGCCGCAAGTGCGTGCATTGATTCTGGGTGATTCTTACTCGACGGTTGGAAACCAGACATGGATTACCCCGTGTTTTAACGCTCTGCCTGCCGGAAGCAAGTGGACATCGTTAGCTGTTACCGGTGCGACAATACGCGACAACAACACAGATCGCACCACGTATCCATACACATCTCGTCCCACAAGCGGAGGCGGAATCAACCAGAATACTTTAGCGTGCCAGATTGAAAAGCTTAAGCGGTTGATGGCAGGCACGGACTTGGACGCAGGGGAAACCCAACTGTATTCGGATAGTGATGATTATCCCAATGTAGTTATTATTCAAGGTGGGCATAATGACATGTACGATTCAAGCGCTGTTGAGGCGACTTATACAGCGCAGATCGAAAAGTTGGTTGAGGGTGTATATATAGCACGAAAATCTTCGGACACCCCGGAAATTGGGAATTGCTACATCAAGACCCCGGATGTCGAGGTGAACCGTACATGTTTTGCGGGTGCATACCGGCACATCATGGATGAGATTTCCACCATCTTCCCGGACGCACAGGTTTTCATAGTTACTTGCACTAACGTGTCGTATCGAACTAACGCTATAACGGACATTCGATACAAAATCGCCGAGCAGCAGCGCAAGTGCGCAAAGATGCTATCGGCAAGTCTTATTGATTGGCATCAGGATGGGCAGATCAACGGCGTGGTCAACAATACAATTGGGTCTGGCACGGCAGAAGACCCGTACTTGTATGGTGCGCCTAGCCTTGACACGTTTGATAATCTTCACCCGAACGTTCGGGGCGGGAAGAAGCTCGGGCAGGTGGCTGCACAGGCCATCATCAACAACTTCATGGCAATTTCGTAATTGACCCCTATTGCGAAGTAACCCCCTTACGATAGAAAGGAGCGCACCATGTCCAATATTGATCTGACCCCCGTCCTGCAGGCGCTGATTGGCCTCCTTGCCACAATCATCACCGTCAAGGTCATTCCGTGGATTAAGTCCAAGACAACCGAGCAGCAGCAGATTCTGTTGTTCAGCACCATTCAGATTCTGGTCAATGCCGCAGAGCAGATCTACGGCGCGGGGAAAGGCCCGGAGAAGATGGCCTATGTCAAAGCCGAGCTGGAGCGGCGCGGATTCACCGTGGACGTTGCGACCATCGAAGCTGCAGTCCGCGACATGACCCACCCCAACTGACCCGTAACCAATCTGACCGTTCACGGAGGATGCGCGAATGGCAACATATTACAATGACGCAGGCAAGAAGCTGACTGGCAACGCGCTCAAGAAAGCACTCAAGAAGGGAACGGCCTATACAAAGGCCGAGCTGGAAGCGAAGTACAACGGCTTCGACATTGGCATCATCAGGAAGGCCGGGAGTTTGCGCCGACTGCTCCTTGAAGCACCGAACCTGTACCAGCAGCTGTCCGAAGAGGATTTGAGAGCGAAGGCAGCGGCACAGGCTGAACTGGAAGCGAGCAACGCGAAGGTCAGCGCCGACACGCTGTACAACAACAACAGGACGCTGCTCGAAAATCAGCTTTCGGGTCTGGATCAGGTCTACCAGCCGCAGATTCAGAACGTCCAGAAGCAGACCGCGCAGAACGTGGACAGTCTGCAGGGTACCATGCTGTCCCGCGGCCTGGGCAGATCGAGTTATGCCGGGGCGCTCCAGCAGGCGACGCAACAGGCCGGGTCGCAGGCGGTAAGCGGCATTCTGAACGAGAAGGGCTTGAAACAGCAGGAGCTCGGCAACCAGCTCACCACGCTAGGCACAAACTACAACACCGCGATATCCGCCATCGACCAGAACAGGAGCGCAATGATACAGAGCGCGTTCGACGCATTGAAGCAGCAGGACTATGAGAAGTATGTATCGACGCAGGATGCTCGCTCCACCTTCCTGTGGAATCTGCTGAACCAGCAAAAAAAAAAAGTAAGTAGCTCGGGCGGAGGCAGCTCGGGCGGAGGCAGCAGCAGTTCGTCCAGGAGTTCGTCGAGTTCAAGCAGCAGCAATCCGCCGCCGAACAACTCCAGCGGGGGATGGTTGCAGGATTTGATCAACGGGCTTCTTGGGCGATGACTTAAAGACACGGAGGATAGGGAATGGCAACTATCCAGGAGCGCATAGCGTTTGTCCGGGACCTGATCCGCAGGCGCAGGCAGGACGAGGAAAAACAGAAAAAGGCCGCGCCGCAGCAGTCGCAGCAGAGAACATCGAAGCCTGCCCGGCCTGAAGAAGCGCCGATACTCCAGCGCCGCAACGCAAGCGTTATGTCGCCACAGGAGCGCGTGCAGCTGCGTCGGGCGCAGAGTGCTGTGGTTCGGGATCAGATGGTGCAGGCTACTCCTTCCTTGCGGGACGCGGAGCGGCCTAAAACCCCGTCGATTGCTGATACGCTGTGGTTTGCGGGCGCGAAAATCCGAAAGACCACAGACGATAAGTTTGTGCCCGACACGCCACCGAAGAAGTCCAAGAAGGGCAAGAAGGGGCAGGAGCAGGAATTGCCGATGCTCCGGCGTCCGAGCGTTGAGTATCTGCGCGACCCAAACACGAACCTGCCGAAGGACGTTAATACGCTGTCGGTATCGGACATCTTCCTTGTGTTCGAGCAAATGCCGCAGGAAGAACGCGATCAGCTCTATTCCGCGTTCGAGCAGGACTTTCTGAAACGGCGCTCCAGCGGATTCTATGCCCCGTACTATACGCAAAAATCCAACAACCAGGAAGCCATAAAGCTGTGGGGAACGGACGATCTGACCAGCATCGTTACGAACCCGGAAAACCTCAAATACCTGGACTACGTTAAACCGAATAAGAACGGGCAGACGCCTAAAGCTCCGACCAAGAAATCCTCGCTCTATGAGCGCAGAGGCTATTCCCTGTTCTACTTGCTGCAGGACTACGAGGACGAGATGCAGGCGAAGGCGGAAATGCCGACGCTGTACAGGGAGCTGGGCGAACTCGCAAAGGCCTATCCCGACGCCAGCGAGGACGAAATCCTTGCGATGGTCGATTGGGATATGACCGACGAGAACGGCAACAAAGCGTTCAAGACCATCAATGCATACCGCGAAGCCGCCAAGAACTACATGGAGAAGTATACGGTTGGCGGCGGTCTGTACATTGACGATGAACCGCTGAAAGCCGTTATTCGTTCTGCCCGTCGCGGTGAGGACGTAAGCGAAGTCAAGGACTGGCTGCGGGAGGACACCCGCGCTCGGCTCTGGCAGATGATGGCGGACGAGAACGAAGGGCGCAGGCCGCAGGAAGTCCCGCCCGGTGCGCATCCGTCCATGCTCAAGGAACACAACCCGGAACAGTCCGTTATCAATAAGATTGGCGAGAACTTCCAGAACAACATGGGCCGCATTGGCGCTGGTCTGGGCAGCCTTGCAGGGAAGGCGGTCCGTAGCATCTATGACGCTGCCGCGCCGCTCCGTGAAACGCTCGGCATCAGGCAGGAACCCGATCTGCAGGCGGCGCTTGAACAGTCCATCGCTGCTACTGGCAAGATTGACCTGCGCGACCCGAGCATTCCTGAATCTCAATGGGACTTCCTGATTCAGGCCGGGCTTGCCAGCGCAGAACAGCGCGACGCGATACTGGCGCAGCGGCAGGCTGAACAGGGCGCTGAGCGTCCGGAGTACACCGGCATGACGCGCGGCGGCTTTGAAGCGCAGTCCGCCGGCACGGAATCAACCGGAATGAGCCTTAAAGAACTGGTTGACTATCGCGCTACGCTGAAAAGGAAATATGATGAACTGGAAAAGCAGGATCAAGAAATTGCGACGATGCTCCCTGCGATTGACCAGCAGATTGAGGCGCTGAATAACGACCTTTCAAACGGCGCGGACCCGAAAACGACCAACGCCAAGCTGCAGGAGTTGTACCAGCAGCGCGACGCTCTGGCAGGGAGCGCGCAGAATCAGGCAAACCGCGAAGCGATGAAGCTTCGGCTCCAATCCGAGATTGCTAATGCGAACGAAGGAATCTCCACCCTGCGCACGATCGCCATGAAGCGCGCCAAAGCAGCGCAACAGCAGAAGGCGGTTCAGACCAAGCCCGCTGAAACAGCCGAACAGCGCACGGCGCGGCTGATGAGCGCCAACATCGACGAACTGTCTGCGGAAGCGTCCAATCTGGAGAAGATCGGCAAGGGCGCAATCGAGCGGCATGCGTACCTAACGGAGCGCATTAAGGAACTGGAAGGCTCGGTCGGTCAGATGAGCCGAGAAGCGATTGACCGCGATCCTTACTTGCTCGGTCTGTACAACGAACTGATCTGGTCAAAGGAAGAACTGGCTGAACTGGAACTGGCCAATGTGGACGTTGACCTTTCAGACAGCGACGCGCTGAACACGAGCATCATGCGCAAGAAGCAGGAAGTGCTTGACGCGGCGTGGCTCCAGTACACGATGCTTCCGGAGATCAGCCAGGACTTCACCTTCTACGCGTCAAAGGGCGAATCGCTCCCGAACCCGGAACCGACATTCGGGTTTGGTTTCGCTGCCAATCTGACCCCGGACGGGATCAGCAACCCTGCGACCTACGCCCGGGACAACATGGAGTACATCGCGGCGGCGGTCGTGACGGGCGCGGGCAATAAGGGCGATGCGACGCTGAGCAAGTTGTACAACATGGGCTTCATGGAAGATTCGGAAGTCCAGATTTACAGCTACCTCCTTGCCAACAAGGACAAGTACGGCCCGGAGAAGGCGGAACTGTACTACCAGTCTCTCCTGCCGCAACTCAAAGCGCGACAGGGCGTAGAACTAGCTGGCGCATTGAAGGACAAGACTGCGCTGCAGATTATGTACGGCGGTGTGGCTGGTCTGGACACGGCCATGCAGGGCATTGCGCAGGCGCTTACGCCGAACGAGATCAGACCGTACAGCGCGTCGCAGGTCGCTGGCATGTACATCAGAGAGGACTTGCAGAACGCAGGCCCGAAGCTGCCCGAAGCGATTGGCGGCGGTTCACTGGCGCAGGCCGGGTACGATCTGGTCTTTACGATGGGTAATATGCTCCCGTCTGTTGCGGCGAATGCTGCTACGCCCGGCATCGGCCCGGCCGTGATCGGTGCGTCCGCGGGTGGTAACGCGTACAACCAGAGCTTGCGTGAGGGGCACACGCAGGACGAGGCGGCTCGGTTTGCTGTGCTTACTGGACTTGCAGAAGCCTCATTGGAAAGCGTACTCGGTATGGCGGCCACGGGCGGCGGCAAGCTGGCGTCTATGGTCGGCAGAAAGACCGCCACAGCCATGAGCAGCGCAGCAGCCGATGTGGTAAAGGGCCTCGCCGCTACAATGGCGTCCAACGGCACAGAAGAATATTTCCAAGAAGTTCTTGTTCACGTTTTTGACACCATCGCATACGGCGAGGAATTCCAGGGGCTTGACTTGACCGACCCCGAAGCGCTGCGGTCTGGCATCATGGGTGCGCTGATCGCGGTCATTGGTGATTCGCCTGACATTGCGGCGAAGGTGGTCGGCACTAAGGCGATTGGCCGCACCATCGACAGCCCCGAAGATATTGCCATGCTCCTTGAGGGCGGCATGCTCATGCCTGAAGGTTCGCAGGCACGGGTTGACACGGAAGCGGCTATGGACATGGTTGAATCCGGTGAGAAGCTTGGCGACTACCGAACTGGTAAACTTGTCCAAAGCATTAGTACAGAAGCACTAAACGAAGCGCAGCGGCAGTTTGAGCGGCGCAGGGCAGAGCAGGATGCACAGAATGTACAAAGTGTACAGAATGTACAGAATGTACAGATTGAGCAGGAGGCGGAACCGGAACAGCCCGATCTGCCCGAAGTGGAACTGTCCGCGGAAGCCATAGCCGATGCTGACCTGAAAGCAAGGCAGGCCGCCTATGCCGCGTCGCGCGACCAGAAGAACTTCACACCGCCGATGCTGCGGCTGGTTGCCCGGGTCGAGGCCATTGAGGCGCAGATTCACGCGAACATGAAGGCGTGGATGGAAAACGTACGCAAGGTCGATGAACTGAAAGCGGACAGCCGCGATGCTCTCATTGCCGTTGCCAATGGCGAAATGAGCGACGAGGCCGGGGTGAAGCGCGCCACTAAGAATGCGCAGGAATCGGCGCGGGCTAAGGCAGAGATTGAGGAACAGCAGGCTGCCCACAGCGCCCTTAGTGACCAGTTATATCAGGCCAACAACGAACTGTCCAAAGCGAAGGGCGAGTTGTATCAGGCAACGTATCAGATTGAGCTGAACAAGAATCTGAATATTGGCAGAGAGACCGCGATCAAGATGTTGCGGGAAGCCGAAGCCGCCAGACAGTTGCAGGCCGAGCGCGAAGCCGCTGCAGCCCGTGTCGCTGAACTCGATGCGGAGATTCAGGAGATTGATTCGCGCGATCTGCAGCTGGGCGCTGCGGAGGAATTCGCAAAGAAAGCGGCACAGCAGGCGCTGGATCGTGAAACTGCTGCCCTTAATGCCATCGAATCCGGACAGGGAACAGCGGAAGCGGCTGAACAGGCTTCTGCCGATGCAAGGAATGCCTACGACCAGTTGCAGGCTGTCCAGAAGCAGCGTGAACAGAACCAAGCCAATCGTGAGCGGCTCGGCAAGGAACGTGCTGAACTGATGAACAAGTATGCGGAGAATCCTGCAACGATTATTCCGAACCAGCCCAAACCGGGCGAAGCCGCCACGACGCCCATGAACTTGTCGCCACAGATGAAGGACGTTTTAGGCAGGCTCTCAAATAACGAGAGTGTACCGATTGACGAGGTTATGGCCGTTCCAGAGATTGCAGAGGCAGGGGCGAACGTGTCCGCGGAAGATACTTCTAAGATCAACACGCCGGATCGAGAATCGTTGCGCGCCGATGTGTTAGCGAAACTTCAATCTAACGGTAGTTATGTTGACACCGTGGGCAAGGAGGGCTATACTGGAGACGTAGCACAGAACAAGAGAATTGATATTGTTGTCGGGCTTCCCGCGTCCGGGAAAAGCTCTGTCTTGGTTAATCCCATTTCGCGGGAGAACAAGTCCCGCGTCATTGACAGTGATATGGCAAAGGAATTGCTCCCGGAATACAATAATGGGATGGGCGCTAGCGCGGTTCATGAGGAAAGCAAAGCGATCATCAACAAGATGCTCGAGGACGCGTTGAGAAACGGGGACAATATTGTTCTTCCGATTATTGGAGCGGACGCCAAAAAACTGACAAAGCAGATACAGGGCTTCAAGGAATATGGGTATACCGTATACCTGCACTTGAATGAACTCCCATCTAACAAGGCGATTGGCAGGGCGCTTAATCGGTTTATTGAGGAAGGCAGATATATCCCGCCTGCAATACTGTATGAGTACGGGAACAGACCGACGGATGTTTTCAATGAAATCATAGCAGGAGGATACGTGGATGGATACTCGCACTACTCAAACGACGTCGAACGCGGAGAACCCGCCAAACTCATACGGCGGAATGACGGAAGCGGAGGCGCAACGCTGGCGGGAGATAATGGACGCCAACGAGGACGTAGCGTGGGAAGTGTTGGAACGACTTCTCAAGGAGAGACGGGGCAAGGAAGCCAAGACCAGGCAGGCATAACCGCTCCGAGCAAGACGCAGCCCAAACAGGTTGCCCAGCCCTCAATGCAGAAAGAACAGGCCGTTGCAACTGAAAGCGTCGCGGAACCCGTCCAAGACGCACAGGCCAAAGCCGCCACGCTGCCGTTGCCGCCCGAACCCGTTCGCAAGCCGGTCAAGAAGCCGAAGAAGGCTGAAACGGTTGCACCCGTACAGGCACAGGCCGCGGAGGTTCAGGCTCCGACCGTTACCGAACCGAAGAAGATCAGCCCCCGCAAACTAGCCGAAGCGAACGGCTCCAGCCCGCTGCGTGAAGGCGTGCTCGTCGGCGAATACATACCGCGCACGGAACAGAAGTCAGCGGTCAGGCGCGTCAGCGATGTGGCGAAGGAGCTGTATTCGGCGCTCGGCGTGAAATACACCAGCAAGAACCGCCCTTCTTCCCTGCGGCGCGTCAACATCGCGCTGTACGAGAACCACCCGGGCGTGGTCGTAACGCGCACATTCCAGAACGTCGCGGCATATGCGCATGAGCTGGGGCACGCGATCTTCGAGCGCGCAAAGGCATTTGACGGGCTGGGCGACGTGACCGATTCCTTCCGTGCGGACATTAAACGGATGGTTGACAATCTGCCGAAGGCCTTCCACGAGCACTACGAAGAATCCAGCCTGCCCAGAGAGGCGGCGGCTGAATTTGTGCGCGCCTACTTGACCGACCGAAATGCCGCCGTCAACTTTGCGGGCGAGGAATTTGTGCGCCGGTTTGAGACAGAAATCCTGTCCAGCAGGGAACTCAAGTCCATGCGCCGCGCCCGTGAACAGTTCAATGCGACGCTGAACGCTGAGATCGTGGACAACTACCGCGCCCGAATCGATTACAGCGGCAAACAGGAGCTGGCGCGCGGTAAGGAAGGCGCATGGGGCAAGTTCATTCAGGGCTTTGCGGATCGGTACTATGGCGTTCTGCTGTTCGACATCGCGGCGAACAAGCTGGGATATAAGAACAACACCCCCAATAAACGCGCGTACATCGCGTTCAGCAACATCCCGTACTCGGTCACGCAGGTGGCAAACATCATTGAACAGAACCTGTCCACGCCGGACGGAATGGTCATCGGTGAATCGCTGAAAGATGTAATGCGTATCATTACCCGCGCGAACATGGAGGACTGGAACACTTACATTACGGCTCTCCATGACATTGATCGGCAGGCGGTTGGCAAGCCGGTGTTTGGCGACTACACAGCGAAAGATTCCGAAGCGGTTGCCCGTTCTCTAGAACAAAAACATCCCGAATTCAAGCAGGCGCGCCAGGACCTGATGCGCTGGTGGAACGCCCTCCTCGATGAGTGGGTAGTCAAGCCCAATGCCATTGAGGACGCGAAAGCAAAGGTCGATCGATTCCGGCAGGTGTACCCGAACTACGTACCAACGTTCCGCTCTAAGAACGACCAGGTTGACGTGATGACCGAAGAATTTGGCGACATGGGTGGATTGCTCGGTCAGGCTTCTGTCCATTTCGCACGCGCTAAGGGCGGCGACCAGGCCATCAAGAGCCCGATTGCCTCAATGGTGGCGCGCGTCGGCGAGATTGTCACCGCGACGAACAAGGTGCTGGCGATGCGCCGCATCCATGAAGCGTATCAGTCCACACCGGGGCTGGGCGACTGGATTCGTGAAGTGCCTGCCGACAAGATCACCGGGAACGGCAAGGATGAATTGCTCCGCATCATTGACGCGGACGGCGCGGTCCATCATTACCAGGTCTTTGACAAGCTGTTGTACGACGCGCTGCTGAACTCTACGACGCATACGGATGGCAAGCTATGGGACGCAATCGGCGCGCTCACAGGCGTTTTCAAACAGCTTACAACGATGTCCAACCCGTTCTTTGCGCTGTCGAACGCAATGCGCGACTACACGGAAGCGTATGTCAAGGGCAGCAACGCGAATCCGGTCACGTTCGCCGGACAATGGATCAGCGCGCTCGCCCAGCTTACTGCCGCACAGGCCGGGAAGCAGACCGAAACCGTCAAGGCTTACTACGCAGCGGGCGGTGGCGATTCCAGCATAGCCCCGCGCGGCATGGCTGGTGTGCAGAACATGGAACGAACGCTGTACTCCAAATACTTCTCTGACGCATTGCGCCGGATGGCAGCGGGGAACAGCTTCAAGGAACGGGCTCGCGGTGGTGCTGATGCCCTCCATGCGACGAGCGCCCGACTGAAAGAAACCATCAATGCGTTCAACAATATCATTGAGGGAAGCCAGCGGTTCGCTGAATTCTCACGCACTTACCGCAAGACCGGCGATGCGGGTGCGGCGATGTACGCCAGCACGAACGTCACGACCGATTTCAGGCGGTCCGGCAGCTGGGACGGCATTCATAAGGCCGGTCGCGTATTTGCTTTCATGAACGCGGGCATTCAGGGCACATACTCGTGGTATCGCATGGCGAAGGAAGCCCGGTTCGACGGCAAAGCGTTCTCTTCCAAAGCCATCCGCGCCGCGGTCATGTGGGCAATGGTTCCGATTGCGGCGAAACTGCTTGTTGCTTCCATGGGCGACGATGACAAGGAAGCCTATGATGCGATGGCGGAGAACGTCAAGGCTGACAACATCCTGATTCCGAAGTCGCTTACTGGCGGCAAGGCCGGGGAATTCTATAAGATTCCGAAACCGAAAGGGCCACTTCCGGCCGTCGGCGATGCGGTTGGGCGTGCGCTGATCGAGGCCATGGAGAAAGAAGGAAGCTGGGAAGCGTTCGCCGATTACGGCCTGTCCGATTGGGCGCAGCAGAGCGCCGGCAATCTGGTCGATTCCGTCAACCCGTATGGCTCTCCGATTTTTGCGCCGGTGCTGCAGATCATGATGAACCAGACTTGGTACGGTTCGCCCATTGAGAGCAAGTGGATGCGCGACGAGAACATCGCCCCGGCGAACCGCATTAAGGACACGACCAGCAGCGCAGCAATATGGATTGCACACCTGCCGGGACTATACAACAACGTGTCGCCAATTCAGGTTGATTACTTCCTGAATCAGATGTTTGGCATTGCAGGCGACTACATTACTGGTGACGTGGGGAATGCGATAATCGATAAGGTCGCTGGACAGCAGAACAACTACAAGCTGGGTTCATCCTCGGCGTCGTTTATCAGGTCGCGAATCTACACCGATCCGACTATTGCAACCGACTTCACAAGCTCCATGTATGATCTGGATTCGCTGTTGCAGGGCATTGTAGCCGACGCAGGTCAGACCGGGCGCGGACAAGACCCGTACGCGAGGCTGAACCCGAATCTGACTGAATCGGAGCGCAAGGCCGCTGTGCTGGAAGCTAAGAAGATGACCAAGAAGGGCGGCGTGCTGTTCAAGGCCAAGACGCTGACCAGCCAGCACTACAACGAAATCGATGCAATCCAGGCTGATCCGAAGCTTCCCGAAGAAGATAAGGTCATTAAGATTCGCGAGGTTAAGTGGAAGATGATTCTGGAAAACATCGCCGCAGTCAACGCAGCTGAGACGTTCATCAAGAAATACGTCAAAGGCACGCCGGAACAGTTCAAGAAAATCTACGGATAAGAAAAGCCCCGGAGGCGATTGCTTCCGGGGTATTTATTTACGCTCATCTGATTACATGATCCCCAACCACGCCATGCTTCTTGACCAGTCTTTCCCGCAGCCGCTTCACCGCGCGATAGTGCCGCATCCGGGCGTTGTCGTATGTGATACCCGCTTCCTCTGCGTACCGGTTCATTGTCATCTTGTCGAAGTAGATTGAGTAAATCGCTTCCTGGTAGTCCCGTGGCAACCGAAGTATCTCTGTTTCGAGTTCTTCCGGAACCGGATTGCCCTTACCCCATGCGTAGAGTATGTCGTGCATCTTGTTCACAGGGAGCAGCCTGCCGATCTCGCGCCTGGCTATGTCGAGGTTCATCGCTTCTTCCATGTCCTCAACGTTCCGTACCACAGCCACGACCGCGCCGCGCTTGGTCAGCTTGTCAATCATCTCGCGCTCGAATGGTTTCAGCCCGCCACCGCCGCTCTTGGTCAGCACCGGATAGAATCCGAAGTACTGACCGTCCCACACAAAATTGATCTGTGGCGCTCCGTTATTGAGCCGTGGCGTTTCCCATACGACGCCGCCCAGCGTGTTCAGGCGGCGCATCAGCTCTTTCTTGACTGACTGGATCGTTCTGATCTTTTCATTCTCCACTTCTATCACCCCTAGAACGGAAGATCATCTGCGTCGTCCTTCTTCTTCCAGCCGCGTGTCGATCCGTACTTAGCGAAATAAACCGGGGCGGATGTTCGCTCCCATTCCGGGAACTTCTGCATAATGAGGCGGATGGCTTTCTGTTCTGCCGGAGAAGGCTTGTCATACTCGCTCATGTTCAATGCCTCTTGGTACAACTGCATGGTGCAGACGCAATCACCCGGCTTCTTCTTACTCAAGTAGGTTTCGATCATGTCCTCGCGCCAATCTTCTTCCTCCGCATCCTGCTGCTTTTGGCGGATCACGTCGAGCAGTTCATAGCGCGGCGCAAGCTCCGTAAACTCGTCGTTGTACTTCGCTCTGGCTTCTGCCCAGCACTGCTCAATGTAGGCGCGGCACTCCTTCTCCTGCTTAAACAGTTCGTACCCATTCATTTTGACGTGAACAGGGAGCCAGCGACGGTTGCCGGTCTTGTCCGACAGGAACTGTTCATTGTTGGTCGTGCCAATGAAGATACATTGTCTGTGGAACGTTTCGGGGCGTTCCGCATAGGGCACCCTGTACTTGTCCGCCTGCCGCGTGATGTAGGACTTGATGGCCTCTACTTCCTTAGCCCGGGCAACGGCAAGCAGTTCGCCGATCTCGCAAATCCACGTGCCCTGAATCGCTTCGATGCCTTCCTTGCCGTCAAACACCGTAAGCTCGCTGTACCAGTCGTCCTTAATGGCGAGCCAATGAAGGAGCATGGTCTTGCCTTCGCCCTGTTTGGTGCCGATAAGGACGGGGACGGTGTCAAACTTGATGCCCGGCTCGTAGATGCGATGGATGCCGCCAGCGAACATGAGCCGGGACACTTCCTGGATGTAGTCTGTGTTCTCGCAGCCCATCCATTTAGTGAGGAAGTGCTCCACCCGCGGTACGCCGTCCCATTTGAGACTGTCGATGTACTCACGGACCGGGTGATAGCCGCGCTCTCGATAGAACACCCGCATGGCGTGGCGGTACCGTTCCGGATGGTATATCGCATACTTGCGCTCAATGTAGTGGAGCGCCTCTGAATCGTCCGCTGGTGCCCAAATTCGCGTTTCAAGGTTCTCGGTGATTTCCGGTACCTGCTTGAACTGGTTGTACCTAAGCGTGCGGAACTTATCATCAGCCCGGAATATCTGGAGATAGTTGTCGATGGTTTCAGCCGGCTTGCCCTTTGCGTCGAAGGTCAGTTGAATCCCGGAATGCATGGAAGCGTTTGCAGCTGTGTATTCATCCGCCAGCTTCTTGTCCGCATCGTTCGCGGCCTTGAGCAGTCTCTGGAAGGCGCGTTGCATGCCCAGCTCTTTTGCACGTTCTTCCATGAATACCGCAAGCTGTTCCCGCTTGAGCACATCCCGGTACCTGAACAGATCGACGACGTTGTCAACCAGTTCTTCCCTGTTCATGCTGCGGATGGTCTCTTTGGTGAGTTCTTGCATTTTCAAGCCTCACTATTCAAAAGGTATTTCAGGTATTCGATCTTGGGCGTGACGTACACGAATATCGGATGAAACGGTTCGTCCGGGTCGGTCGGTCTGAATTCATCCCGCAAATCTTCCAGCACTTGCAGTTCGCGCTCCCAGCTGATACGGCGCTCGAACGCTTCCATCTGCTGTGCTTTCAGTTCGTGCCGCGCCTTGACGATCTGTGCCGACCGTTCCTTGATCTCCATGCTCTCACGCAGCGTCAGTTTGCGACCGATCGGCATCCCCAGCGCAAAGTCCTCGTTCAGCTTCGACATGGCCTGCAGCGTATCGAGATGGAATAGCCGCTTGACCAGTTCGGTTGAATCGCCATGGAAGCCACAACCGAAACAGTGCGCTATCTGCGGCCCGATCCGCATCGACGGCGTATCTTCCTGATGCGCGATGCACAGCGCGAATCCGTTGTGGGCGCGGTAGCCCGGAACGTACCTGGTTAAGGCTTGATCCGGGCTGACCTGCTCACGGATGCGGGGCGCGAGGGTGCGGATGAGGTCAAGCTTTCTCACACGCCGCCCGCCCTTCTTTCGATCATCCGACCGATCTTAGCCTCTATGTCCCGCATACGCCGTATCGCTTCGCCCAGCGGCATTTCGGTCTGGTCTGCTACGATCTCGCGTTGTAGACGCTTTGCGACGGCCTCTAACGATCCTGTCAGGGTTGCGTGATATGCGAACGGTCTAAGATACTCAGAGCCTGGGTCTTTGGTGTTTTGGCCGCGCTTCAGAATGTCGTTAACAACAAAGCAGTGGTCATCAGCGGTTATCATGTACCTGTCGCCAATTCGGATCATTTGTATTCCTCCGCGTGTCGCTGTTCTTCAGCTATCACAACGTCGAGGTTCTTTTTCAGAATCGAAATGGTCGTGGAGCGCATAATGGCAATGCCGTTGCTGTACGCGACGAATCCGATCTCGTCCTGGCAAATGGAGTAGCCGCGATAGTCCTCAAGGAAGGTGGAAGAAAACTGCGCTGTCTGCATGTGTGCCTCCTAATCAATCAATCCCGTCGATAAGCCAGCCGATGTAACGCCGTGCCTTTTCGAGGTCCTGCGTGCCGCCCTTGTCGTTCCAGCGCCAGAGGTATTTCATGGCGTTACCGACGCAGAACCCCTCGAACCCGTTCAAGTGCTCCGTCGCGGCCTTGATCGCGTCAAGGCACTCGATCCCGTTGCGGTTGTAATAGGCCGGGCGTACCGGATTGCGCTGTTCACTGTCTGTTCCCTGCATGGTATCCTCCGTATTTTCGCTGTGCTGTTGTCATACCCGCTCAATGCAGACCGTATAATCACGCTGCAAGCATGGAAAGGGCGGTGCTGGTGATGTGGAATAATGAAGTGGTTGCGTTACGCATGGAGTATGATGCGCTTCGGTTGGTCGCGGATGGGCTGTATGCCATGCTCCGTGCTGGTGCGGCCTGCAACCTGCTCACCATTGCACAGATGGCCGATGCGGCACGGAACGCGGCAAGGAAGGTAGCGAGCGAAATTGAGCAGCTTTGTCGTGGCGTGTGCAACGTGGTTAAACTGGTTACTAAACGCGAAGTCATGAATCCATTAGCGAGACTGGTTGAGGCGGTGCGCGGCTTGCCTAGATTGATAGAGGCGGCGCTGAATGTGGCTTAGCCTTCCTTGTTTTTAGTCTCAACAAGCGGACACCACTCCGGCCTCTCTCCAACCTTGAACGTTGCGCGGTCTTTCAAATTGCAGTAGACCAGAGGGCTTCCCGTCCTTAACCGGAACGGGCACGGTTGGCAGTCGTCCGGTATCGTTTCGAGATTGGTCACGGCAACGATCATTGCTGCTTGTCCTCCCTGCTCGGCGCGCGGCGGTTCCATTCCGCTGCAGCTTCTTCCGTCGTCTCGAAACATCTGCCGTAGTCGCAGTTCATCAGGTAAAGCAAATCCTTCTCCGCCGCCTCCGCCCTGCGCCGCCATGCGTCGCGGTCGGCCTGTAACCGCTCCACATTTATAAAATTCAAGTTTGGTATTATAGATAGATACGTCCATTCATCTCACACGGCGCATCGATTGGAAATTCTTCGTTCCAGCACATCGCCCAGACCTCTAAATCTCCGTCTTTTTCAATCGCGTCTTGGAGCATAATAATCAGGTCACTTGCTTTCATGATTAACTCCTTTCATAAGTCACATATTTGGATGGATACCAGAGAACTCTCTCATTAAGCAGGTCAGGCACGTCGGTGCGGGCGTGGGCGATGAAGTCGGCGTCGCCTGTTTTCGGGCTGATTCCAGAGGCGACATTCACACATTTCTCCCCGACGGCGAAATGCCTTATCGCATATGATGGCACCGTATTACCCTTGTCGATTGCATTCCACGGCCCCGGCGTCGCGGCTTCGCACCGCGCACGGATGGCGTCAAGCCTGGTCTGATCCATGCGGGGCCTCCTTGTCCATGTTTTCAAGCAACGCGCAAGCGTGCTCGAACGCTTCGGTGTTTTTGATTTGCGTTCCGTCGTTCAGCGTGTCGGCCACGATCTCCCAAAGCGTATCGTTGAAGCACCTGATTTTCGCGCAGATATCTGGGCATATCGTCATCGCCCGGATTGCTCCGACCAACGCTTTGGGCCTGTCCGGTTCCTCTATCGCGCGACTAAAATCGGATGCGATGGCGGCATATTGGATAGCTGCAGTCATTCGCCATCCTCCCTCCCCAGCGCGGCGCGGGCCGCTTCCTCGGTCATGTAGTACCACCCGGATTCAAAATCGCTCCAATGCGCGAGTATCTGTTGGATAGAGTGAAACTGCACTTGGCGTACAACGCGCTTCATGTCGCACTCATCTTCGCACCCACAACACCCCGAAGAATCAGGATGCGTCTCCCCATGGTGGCACGGAGAATACCACAAGTCGTATACCGTGTCGCCCGGCTTACACGGCAACCGCACCAGCCGCCCCGCCTCGATGTCGGCCTTAAAAGCGGAATTCTCCGCCGTCATCCGCTCCGCTTCGATGCGGCTAGCGTTCGCTTGAGCTTTCCATCCGTCCCGCTCCGCCGTCATCGCGGCAAGCTGCCCAGCCCGTTCACCCATCTTGGCGATCAAGGCAAGGTTCTCGGCGGTCTGGGCGGCAAGGTCGGCGGTCAGGTGTTCCAGATTCATCGTGTTGTTGATCTTGTCGGATTCAAGCGCCGAGATGATGTCAAGCAGCACCTCCAAGTCGCTGCGGCATAGCATCCCGTCGTAAACGCCCCAATTCGGATCGGCCTTGAATCGTGAGCGGATTCGGTCGAGCAGATTACCGATGATCGCCTCGTCACGGTTCATCTGTGCCACTCCTTCCATGCCGCGTAGATCATCACCACACCCATGCCAAGAACCAAAACACCAACCACGGTGTAGAATATGGCGTCTATATAGTCGATCACTGTTGCCCTCCTTCCAGCGCGGCGCGCTGCCCCTCCCCAACCCGCTCCGGTGCATCCATTCGTGCGCCGATGTTCATTTCGCTTTTGTCGAAGTCCCCGTTTCGCATCAGCGCACCGCAACATCGACAGTGTCTAGGCTTGCGCGTAGACGCTCCTTGATCGAACCCGCCGCAGTTTTTACACTCCCACCATTCTATGTGCATTTGGGTACGAGCGAGAAATGTGACGTAATCCGCATACTCAACAGCGTCATTCGTGCAGGGCTTAATGTTCACCCACTCCGATTCAACCACCTCCGGCTCCTGCGACACGTCCCTCCCCGCCGCCAGTATCGCCGCCCAGAAAAACCCCACCGCCGCCGAAAGCGGGATGATCCAGATCAAATGCCAAGGATTCATGTCGCCACCTCCTTAATCATCTTCGCCCCAATCCCGCCCGTCCACGTCCAGCGTCACAACATTGCGCGTCCGTGTTTCGTGCTCCTGCGCTATATCGTCCAGCCGGTAACAGGCGATGAAATCACTCTCGGTGTACTCCTGTTTGCGCTCCTGGATCATGTATCGGTCAATCGTCGCGCACCGCGCGATGCCGCGCAGCCGGGCGCACTTGCGGAACTCATCGGGAGTATACTTATCTTCCATGTTATGCCTCCGTAGCGATGTAGCCGTGATTCTTCAACCATATCCACGCTTGGTACGGATACAGATTGCCGATCTTCGACCCGGCTTCGAGCCATGCCATGTTGTTCGTGAACACTACCGAGATGGGAATGCGGTTCCATACAGCGAATTCGAGATTGGACATTGCATCGAGCTTGCCCCGCTCCGACACGCGCCGGGTCGTTTCAGTCAGGAGCGCGCAGGCCGCTTTGATGGGCAGTTCATACCGTTCCATCTGTCTCTGGCTCCGGAAGATTGAACAGTGCAGCCGTGATTGCGTCCCTGTCAGCCTTGCTCATGCGCTTGGTGCTCTGGGCGGCAGTGAAGGCGGCCATGATGCGGTCGAGCTGGGCTTTCATGTCTGTTACTTGTGCATCATATTCTGATGCGATGGCGGTCAGTTTGCGGTTCTCGACAAGGATGGAGATGGACTTTTCTTCCCGTTCGCGACAGAGCTGCTTGAGATAGGTGGTCTCGTCCGTGAGCATCTTGTTCTGCCGCGCGTACATGCTGATCGTTTCGTCCTGCACATCGGCGCGTTCCCTGAGAGCCGTGATACCGAGCATCCTGCTGATCAAACCCATTGAATCCACGCTCCTTCTAATAGCTTCAGTACAGCCAACATAAGCCGCTTCATGTTCTGAAACCCCACATCTTGGCCTCAACGCGGTCGGCATAGAGTTTTGCAGTTCCGGGCGTCATGTTGTGCGGCAGTCCGTCCTCGCCCCAGACCCGGATGCGCTGACCCGTGTACGCGCCGACCCGGTACTCAATGAACACACCCAGATCAGTAAGCCGCTGAATTAACCGACGCAACGCCGTTCACCCCTTCCTTGTACAGTTGGGATTTGTAGAGCGCTATCATGCGATAACACGTATCGGATGGGATCGTGCCGTTCCAGAGTTCTTCGCGCCAGTAAGAGATGCGGGTTTTCAGTTCCGATTCGGACAGAACATCTTTGTTCCGGGGACAGCCGGTGTCGCGTATGGCGCGGCGGAGTAATTTGTCTTGCTTTCTTGTCAGCGTACTCATTCGAGCACCCCCTGCAACAGAGCGCCAATGATGATCCCGAACACAAACCAGATTGCCGCAAACGCTGCCTTCTTAACTGCCTTGCGCCGCTTGTAGATTGCGTAGTTGCGGCGGTGCGCTTCGATGTTACTGTTCATGCTGGTCTTGTTCCTCCTTGTGTGGTGGTGCTGTTCCTTGGCAAAAAGCGATGCAATGCCATGGCGGTGCGTATCCATGCGGTGCCTTTGCTGTGCCTAGCAGGGCGCGGCTTCGCGTTGCCTTTGCTACACCACTTCCACCCAGCTAAACCGCCCCTTGCCGCTGTTGCGCCATTGCCCCATGCCCCGGAGCGCGCCGTAGTCCAACCATTCGCGGACAGCCTTTTCGTGCGATTCAAGGAGCATCGTCACTTCAAACTCGATGGATGAACCAGCCGGGGCAGTCTCACTGTTGGCAAGGCTGACGCGCTCCCCCTGCGCGGTCTGTGCCCGAAGCGGGCGCTGGCAGCTTCCGAGTTCGCCGGAGAGATTGATCGGGATGGCGCGCGGACTGACAAAGATCAGTCCGTCAATCTCCTTCTTGTACGCCTTGATCTTCGCGGATTCGGTCGATGCGACGCGCTTCAAGCTGGCGCAGGAATCCTTGAACATGCCCTTGATCTGGTAGTCCCAAAAGATCGGGTGGCCATCCCGGTTGCGCGGAAAGATTGTCTTGGACTTCTCGATGGCGGCGGCAACGCCGATTGCAGCCACTTCGTCCTCCATGCTGGGCGCGTTGGTCTTCATTCGTTGTTCTTCCTCTCTTCCATGTACCTGTCCCCAAACGCCTCATACACCGCTCCGAACAGCCGCCTTGCAAGGAAGGACTGGTGGTGTTTCTCAACCAGCATCGCCACCTCATCCGCGGCCGCACAGAATGTTTCCAGATTGAATTGCTTGGGCTGGTATTTCTCGTAGTAGCGGTACAGGTCAGTGAAGATTGCGCGCTCGTTCTCTGGAACAGCCAATACCATCACCTCCCATGCTCGAGTGCGTGCTTGAGCCAGTAGTACAGAATCCCGTGTATGATGCGCCCGGTCTGGTCCTTCTTGCAGAAGATCACCGTAATATTGAACCGCGCTTGCCATGAGAGCAGGGAAGCCAGGAGGCTTTTGGGCAGCAGCTTGGAGCGGTAGTTGTGGCACTCGATGTCGTAGTAGCTCGCGTCCTCAATGATGAGGAACACTTTAACGCCCTCCGCCTTC